ACCATGAAATACGGAATAGAAGACACAATTGCAAAGGCAATTCGTAAGCATGCCCACTTTGATTCCATGTCACCAATGAGTTGGGAAGTCGGGACGCAGTTCCATCGTGAGCGTGCACACATCGCTCTGTGGATGCTGTGGCAGTCACTTGCGGATCAACTCGGCATGGATGACGCTGTGATCAATAACTGCCGAACGGCAGAAGAGAACAGGGCGTTCTTAATCAAGTGCGGTATCGCTGAAGATGTCGTGCGAAGCGTCATCATGTATGACGATGAAAATTGGGGTGGCTACTAACCAATTCCCCCAGCGACTAGGTCGTGGCGATTCAATTCGCACTGGGGACTGTGAGCAACCGCTCACTACAAATGCCTGAGGAGGCACCATGAAAACAAAGAGATTCATCATGTCAAATGAGTTAGCGACTCAGATCAAGGATGTGAAGACACTTCTTGAAGGGATTGCTGATTCAAGCACCACCACAGATACAACTGCTGAGTGGCTTTACAACCTTTGCGAACTTCTAGACGAAGTTTGCTGATCATTCCCAAGGGACGCATCACGGGTTCGCCCGTGGTGCTCTCACAGTGCATCGGCGTTGTGTCGGTGCATTGTGAGGGCATACAATTGCCCGTTCAACTAACAGACCCGAGGAGGTCACACCATGGATGCAAGTATTCACAAAGTAACTGGGTTTCGCATTGAGCGATCCGATGACTCACGAATCAACACAATTGATCTCGTGATTCAGTACGAGGACTTGTCATTTGTCCGTCCCCAATGGGAACAGGACAAGGAGTCATTCGGTTACGCAAAGTTGGAGTCCACAATCACCCTCTTCATCAGTGATGAGGTGAACATGGACACGGTGTTGTGGCAAGCAATTGCAGATGTCACTTCACAACTTGCCAAAGCGTGAGTATCAAGCAGTGGGCAGTCATGGCGCAAGCCATGGCGTGCTCGGAGTGCACTGACCCCCATCGGTGCATTCCGAGGACGCAAGTCCATTTAGTAATTCAAAACAGAATCTGAGGAGGTTCTTACCATGGGTGCAATAACACCAAAGCAACAGGCATTCATTCGCACGATGCTCTTAGAGCGTGCTTCAACACTCGGTCTTGATGAGGCTGG